ACCACATTTTCTTCAATTTTTCATCTGGAATAAATGTTCCGGATTTTCTCATTCTCAAGAATGCAGGTTGAATTCCGTTTTCAGCTAACCAACTTTCAGTTTCAGTTTTACTAATATCATCTCTGCCACTGAAGATTCCCACGATAAATCCAGCATGCTGGAGGGCATTAAATGACTCGATTACTGGTATATTAGGTTCGTCTAAAGAAATGTTCTCTGGTTTAAAGAAAGTTTTCCAATCGATTTTACCATTACTATTTGATGCCAATGCTCTTCGTTTATCGATAAGAGCTAGAGTACCATCTAGGTCAAAAATTACTGTTTTTGTCATAATATTGTTTTTAGTTTTTAATTATATGTAAATATAATCATTTTATTTGAATCAAGAAAACTTTAGAGCACTTAGTTTCACTAAAGTTCTTATTTATATTCAGTATAAATAAGAAATCCTATCTATGCCAAGTATGTAGTTTGTCACGTATACTATAAGTCGGCAGGAATGTCGAACAAGTTGGGTTAAATTGATTAGGGGGAATTTTAGGATAATGACTATACAATAAAGGTGATCCTTCGTTGATTAATAAGATAACCTCGGATGCATCTATATTACCATCAATATACAGGCTATTAATTCTTTCCATATAAAAATCTGTTCTATTAATAATATCCCCAGCCACATGTACTGTAACATGTCCTTGTTCCAATAATCTTTTAATAACGCTGTCTCTATTCATATCATTTGTTTGTTAATGATTATTATATACAGAAAACTGTTAATGTTTCATAGAAATAGCCCAGAGTGAACTGAGCTATTTTTAATATTGTGATATATTACCTGCTAGTTATTTTAATTCAACAGGTGTTACATCTACTATTTCGATTGAACGGTCAAATCTTTCCTCCAGTGCCTGTATTGCAAGTACAAGTGGTTGTAAGTCCATTGCCGCTTCTTTAGTATCGTTGTTGATCGATGTTGCATTCTTTTGTACACCCATCAATGTTGTCTTGACAGTGTCTACTGCTTTACTTATTGAATCAGTATAACTAGATGTAGTAGATCCTTGTGAATCAACTGCAGTTTCTAAGTGGTTAACAGTTGCTGCTAATTTTTCGACTGCCATTAATAACTGGTCAGCAAGTACCTGCATTGCTGATTCTCCATTGTTTTTAGCCAAATCATTAAGAGCCTTAAACATGTTAGTAGTTGCATCGACAGCTTTAATATTTACTCGCTTACTTGCATTCGCAATCTTGGTATATGAATCTCCAATTTTTGCAACAAGTTCACCTTGTTCGGCAAGACGTACATTGTCCATACTAAAATAAAAACTTTTAATAGCTTCAAATCCTTTAATAGCACCTACCTGTGAACTACTCATTTTCTGGAATGCGATACCAACCTTTTCAATTGGTCCGGCAAGTAATTTTACCTTAGGCGCAATATTTGCTAGCTTCTGTAATATCTCTATTGGAGTATCTGGTGCCTTTTTCTTTTCTTGACCAGTAGCTGCGTTCCAAATGGATCCAATAGCGTCAGCGACTCCTGAAACTATACTAGCAAAACCACCCACTGCGCTTCCTCCTGCAAGTGATAATGTAAATAGAAACCATGCCCCACCTAATGCGGCAATCCCTATTGCAAGATCTAGCATATTGTCAACTCCAATTTCATTCTTAAATCTTGCAAATAAATCTACCATGGCATTCATTGGTGTCATTAACGTTGTAGTAAAGCCTTCAGAGACGGTAACTAGTGATGGCATTATTGGTGACAATCCTGCAAAGATCCATCCGACTGCCAATATAACAACAGCAGTTATTATAATACCAAGTGCTCCTAATAACAATGTAACTGGTGTCATCGCTGTAACTGCAATTCCCATTGCTACTATAGCTAATCCCATCACGCCTAATGCTGCTCCAGCATTTGTTGTCCAATCTAATGGAGGGGCAATAAATGTACCAGGTAGTAATGTAAATATCCATGCGACTGCCACTACTGCAAACGCACTAACAACCGTGCCGATTAAGGCCTTCAGCATATCTCCCAAACTCATCTTACCTATAGTCTTACCTGCTAGGAATAGTATTATACCAAATGCTAATACGGCAAGACCTGCGTCTACTGTCCATCCAATTTCAGGTGCTTCCCATGTAATTCCAGCTAACCCCTGGAAAATCCAGGCCGTTGCTAATATCCCAAAGGCAACAATAGGGATTGCCAATGTCATAAATAATAATTGCTTGGCATTCATCCCATCAATTGCCCTTGATATTAAATAGAATGGAATTGCAAATAATGTTAAAGCAATGGCAACCTTCAATACCCACATTAAATCAGGTGCTGCAATTGCAGTAGGGAACGTTTCCCATATATAAGCTAATGCCGATAAAGCTATCCCTATTACTGGAATTGCTAATCCTGCAAATATAAGGTCCTTAATCGATGCACCCTTTATTGACTTTAATATAAAACTGAAACCTATTGCAAATAACGCAATCGCTAATCCTGCTTGTATTGTCCATAATAATGGTGGTGCTGCTGGTGCTGATGGAAACGCTTCAAATATGTAAGCTATTGCAACAATCCCTGCTGCCATTACTGCCATGGCCAACCCTGTCATTATTAATTTACCAATACCCTTTTTATTCATTTCAATCTTAGCCCTTGCGAATCCTTTCATTAATAATACAAACGCGAATGAAATAGGAATCATTGCAACTCCTAATAGAAATGCAGTTCCAATTTGCCATAGAGCAACTGGTGCAACTAGTCTAAGGATCCATGATGTTAATGCTATTCCTGCTGCCATTCCAGCCATTGCCAATGCAGTTTGACCTGCAACCTTCATTGGAGATCCTGACGTTATGTCAGATGCTTTTGTTTTTTTGCCCTTACCAAATAAGGGATCACCCATTAATGCCTTTGATATTTTCGAGAAGACGGGGGCTAATAACAGGAATACTCCCGCAATTAATATGGCTGAGAGGATCTGTGCAGGGGTTACCACTGCGATCATTCCAAGTAATCCTGATGCAACAACTACCGAAGCAGCCATTATTATAATAGCAACGCCAGCGCCTGCCAGACCTTTACCTAATCCTCCTCCTTTACCACCCTTTCCTCCCTTCGAGTCATTTGATGATGATTTAACCTGTTGTTTTATAAGACTTCGTATATCTGATAATATAACTGTCTGCGCCTTTAGTTGTTTAACTGTTTCAATCGCTGATGTATTTAGACTGATAACAACCTGATGCATTTGAAATAGAGTACTTGCCGTCGCTTCAGTTGCGGCCTGTATCTTCTGTAATGGCGATACTAATAATGAAATTGACTTTGAATTATTAATCACGTGTTCTTGTTTGTTTTTTTTAAGTATACAGAGTATCTTGAATTTATATATCTAAATAAAAAAGGGTCCCGTTAAGGACCCTTTGATTATACTTTAGGAATTTTCATATTTGGCATATTAAAGTTTGGCATTTTCATGCTGCTCGCTATACCGGAAGTGGCCTCCTGTTGCCCCTCGTTCTGTTTATTCTCCGATTTAAGATGTTCAATTAGGTCCTTCACCATATAGTGAAATTCATAATATTCCAAATTTTCAAGTTCGCTTGGTGCGAGATGTAATTTAAGATAAATGTGAAATTTAGTCTTAAAGAAGTTCTCCAGCGAAATTTTGAACAATGAAAAGAGACTTGACCCCGTCACGAAAACTAATAGGAATCTCCTCCACGTCATCTCCAATCTGTACTGACATATTTGGCTGAATTCCGACTTTCATCTTCTCAGCTAATGTGTATATCAAGTTATATTTTTTATTAGACCATCCGTTTAATTCAATTTCGAAATCGAATAATGTTTTATCATTAAATCCTCTCCAATCATGGTGAAGGTATGGTATGATTTGTAGTATTGACTGGTCAACTACTTCGCCTTTTTGTTGTTTCTCTTTAATGTATGATGTTATCTTCTGCATAACTCCAATAACAGGAGGTCTCATTGATATCGTACCGAATGATTTCGTTTCAATTAAGAACGTTCTCTTATCTGCATCATAATATTTATCTAGTTCAACAGGTATCTTGAAATATTGAAAATAATCTTTCTTGATTTCAATTTCATGCTTTTCACCATTTCTTGATCTATGATCTATCTTTAAACTAGACTCTGGTTCTGGAAATGTTAAATCTCTAATTGAAAAAATAACAAAGAATCTATCTTCCTCTAGAAGATCTTTATATGATAATCGTCTTGATGATGATGTGATTCGTATACACGACTCTACTATTTGATTTAACTTCTCGTCAATATCTAATACATTAGCTTCGTCGATTGTTGAAAAATGTCTAATCTCTGCGACTTTCGCAGATCTGATTGATATCTCAGTTCCTACTGGGTAAAACATACCACCTGATGGTAATGAATTTGATGGAATTTTATGATATCCTAAATGAAAATCTGCTCCTTCAGCCTTAGGCGCTCCGAATCTTTCCATATTAACTCTGCCCAAATCGGGTTGCTTCTCTTCAGCAACTGATTCCTGTGCATTATTCTTAATCTCATCTCCTTGAACAATATTCTTATATTGATCCTCTAGATTTAAATCGTCTTGGTTGTTCATATTTATTTATCTTTAAGTTGTCTGATGTCTATTTTTTCTAAAGGCTTTCCATCGTTAACCTGTTTGTCTATTTCTATTCGTATGATTTCCCTAATAAATGCAGAAATCGAAACCGGTCTTTCACCTGATTCTATCGCTTCGTTAAGGATAATTCTATTGATTAAAGATACTTCACGCTCCGACAGGAGAACTTGTAACTTCTTTGTTAGTTTATCCATGTTTTGTTATGTTGTCTTTCTTATATTATACTATCATTATATTATATTTTAATTACAAAAAAATGGAGGATCATTTTAACTATCCTCCACCTATAATTATATATTTATGCTAATACTTCTTTCCAAGCGTCACATCTCCAACCAACTTCTAAAGTTGCAGGATCTGCAGACTCATAACTTAGTTCGTTAGTGAAACCTAGACCTGACGTCATTGTACAATCTTCTAGAGTAACTGTTCTATAGATATCTCCAGCTCTGTTGAACTGTACGATAACGATAGTACCTACGTAATCTCTCTTAAGTCCCATTGCACCTGATTGTGGGTCATATTGCATATTGTACCATTGTCTCATTGATTTATAAAGGTAAGCTTGATTAGCCTCGTTTAAATTTAATGAAAAACCAATAGTAACATCAACAGCAGTTCCATCAGGCATTCCTGCGAATGATCTTGTTGCGAATTTATATTTTTGTTCTACTGCCGATACTTCTTTGTATAAATCCAATCCTGAGATTGAGTTAATATGTTGAAGCATTAGTGGCGCGTCAGATACTCCAGCTGGAGGAAGAACCGTAACTTCGAATAAGTTTCCTTGTACTGGTTCAAAGTTCCTACCTTTTCTAGATGTCTGATCTTGTGAATAATGTGGTAAAGCCATGTTTTAATGTTTTTGTTTTTTTATATATCTTGTTTATAAATTACCTGATTGAATGTCTCCTGTGTTTAAGATTGTTGTTCTATGAACTACGATCTCTAACCCTTTAACTGGTTCAACAAATGTATCTATAATACCCATATTGTTGTCGATAACTTCGTTTGTATTATTTGTGCTATCCATTACATTCTTAAACTCATAAACACCGCCATCTTGTTTGATACTTTCCAAGAAAGAATCTGCAAGAGTTTTAATCTCTAATCTTGTTTGTGTATTGTTAAACTCAAATACATAATCCTTTAGGATTTGTGCCATACCATCTTGTATATAAATCATTGCTTCTCTAACGTGTGCAGAAGAAAGTGCCGATTTAATAGATTGTTGTGCTGTTTTGTTTCCTAATATAGTTAGACCAACTCCTCTTTGGAATACAACTGGGTTGATTCCGAATGGCTCTAGGTTATCTCTATCGCTTTTGTCAAATGAATATTCAACTCCCTTAACGTTTGCGCCTGCAACAACCCCACGTCTTGGACCTGCAACGATTGACCAAGGTAAAGCGTTCGTGTATTTGTCCATGTAGTTATTAGATATGTATGCAGCCATTGGTACGATGATATCTTTACCATTGTCAGATACTATTAATCCAGGTGCAAAGTAAAATGCGTAATTTGCTCCTTGCGCAATACTAGGTAATGCATAATTTCCAGTTGGATTTTTGTCTTGATTTCCACCGTCCTTCACGTATGATGTACTAAACGATTTGTTAGCATCAGTAAATGATGGATCTTTTGATTTTTTAAAGTCCTCCACTGTAGGTGCATTTACGATTGCGGATGCATTCATTCTGTCCTTAGCTAATTGTGATAAATTATGCTTATTGTTTAGTCCATTTTCATCGAATGACGCGAACGTATCTACAACGTATCTGAAATCAATAATATCTTTATCGATCAGTGCATCATATAGTCCCATACCTCCCGTTAATGTTGCTAAGTAATCGCTTAAATTCTTAACAGATATTTTAGCCTTAGATAAAACGAATGTCTTGTAATAATCAGATGCATTTTCAAAAGACTTGATGATTTGATTGTTATAATCAGGTTCAACATCCGTATATATTGTATATACAGTATCGGCAGTACCAATTGATTTCGATACCTTATTAACTCTGGCGATTCTCCCAGATGTAACTGAATTTATGTAATCACCTATTGATATTGGAAATACGGAAGTTGGTGTATTTGCATTAGTGTATGTTACAGTAAAATCAGTGTTTCCTGATGTATGTTCAATTGCTCCAGTTCCTGTTGAAAAGTCTTCTTCAGTTACCCTTGAATTAGAAACAGTGTATGACGGGAATACTGCGTCATCTGAAGGTGATGGTATAATATTACCATCGCATGTTATTACAGTGTCAGGTGAAGTATAATCAACATCTGTGATCTCAACATATTCACCAAGTGTAGCTCCTTCTAAGAACTCTCCTTCTGTAAACGATGAAGTGGCATCAGTACCTTCTATTGTTAGTGTTGTAGTTGATATAGTGTAAGCTGTACCTAGTGATGTTAAATCAACAGTCGGTGTGTTTGCAACAACAGTTTGTTTAACTGCATGTGATAATAGTTCGAAATCTTGATCTTCATCAACAATATGTCCAACAAAATCAATGTTTGTTCCATTTTCATCGATTACCTTGTCCTCATCAACTGCACAGAATAAACCTGTTCTTCTTGCCTCAGCATTAACCATTGATTCAATATATAGGTTTCGTCCTTCTAGATCTTTAAATCCAGGTAAAATAGAACCAGTATATTGTGCAAGTAAAGTAACTTGTCTTAAGTTTGCAAATTCGTTTAACTTTGCCTTGTCTAGACCATCTGTTGTAAAGAATTTAGAATAGATAGGATCGTTTGCCATTGATGCTGCATCAAATTCTCCTTTAAATACGAATACATCCATCATATAATCTGACATTCTGTCAAAATCGTTTAAATATTCTGGAACATTTCCTTGGCCATACCAATCTCTTGCTGTTGAATTAAATTCAGCAACGTCAGCCGCTTGTCTTACGATAATTGTAATTGAATCTTGTTTAATATTTACAAAATTTAGTAAGTTATTATCTCCAGTTGTAGCGATCGTCTCTAATGTCTCGGTATCTGAAGGTATCATGAATTTATCATTGTCAAAAAACTTTGTATATTCAGCAGAACTTGCTATTGAAGAGTTACCATCAACTGATCCAGTTGTTGACGGGGCAGTATAGTTTGCAACATCAGCCGCTTCGAACATACCTAGGTTTAACGCCAAGATAGGACCTCTTGAAAGAGCTTCAATACATGATCTATGGAAAAACATTCCTTTTTTTTCTAATCCTTTATCAATAGAACCAAAAACATTGTTAAATGTTTCCTGTGAGTCAATTAATACCGGTGTGTTATAAGGTCCCTTCCTAGAGTGACCTACAACTAATCTAAGAGTTTCAACGTTGATATTAGCCGTTTGCGACTTATCAAACTCGAGTCTATAGACTCCTGAACTCTTAAAATTTAATAATTGTGGGGATAGTGCCATAATTTTTTGAGTGTGTTTTTTGTGTTTTATTATATATCTAAATTTATCTTGTACTTTTACAACAAGTGTGTTTATTTTCCTAAAGAAGGTCGTATATATCGTATTGTAGTGAACCATCGACATTGTCTGTTCCCTTATATAGAATACTTTCCATTAACTTATGTTTAGCTGGGTCAATTATATCTAGTAATTCCTCTACGTAATCTGCATAATCTGTTGTTCCAAAGAACTCTGTTGCAATAATACATGTCATTATACTATCGTCATTTCCCATTTGTGCACCATAGCTACCATTCTTCACTGTACCGAACAAACTTGCCTCCTGTACTGTTATTATATCATTAACTTTGATTTTGTTCATTTCTATGAGCTTTTTAAAGTTTTGACAAAATACTGATTTGTTATCTGCCTTTAATCTTAATCCAGGTTTTGGTACCCTAGAATCATGGCGGTGTTTAAATCTAAGTACCATCTCATCTTCAAACTCGTTTCTACCTGGAAATATTGTTTGTAAATATTTTAAAAGTATACTCCCGTATGTATTAAACTCAATAATCATCTTTACATTCTCTGAATTAAATACATCAATTGCTAATGTATACAATACCTTCGCGAAATCCTCAAGTGGATGCTCATTACTTCTAAAAACTGCAACTTGATTAATCTTAAAGAAATCATACATTGCACCTGGGCTTACGAAATTCTCGATATCAATATCTTCCATCGGTTCGACTTCAAAAATGTTAACTACAGAGAAATCTCCACCGTTACCTTCAGCAATATCTACTGAAAATAAATAATATTTGTTTGAGTTTGCAGCGGACTCCACATCAAATTCAGGATCGAATGACAAGAAACCATCAGTCTCTATATGTATGTTCTCAAACTCTTCTAAATCATAATGATTAAATTTCCTAGCGTTCTTACGAATATTCTTCATAGTACCTGGGCTTAATAGCAAACTTGATGAACTTGTAAATTCGTTACCATATTGTCTATTAAATGAATCTTCAGATCCTAAATTTGCTAATTCTCTCTTGAACCATGCATCGTCCCTGTCAGGGTGTTGCCACCAGTCAATTCGAGTTGCTTTATATTCATTATCACCCTTTTCCGCATCAGTATATATTTCGTAGAACTTATTAAAACCGTTAGGAGTTGATGTGATATTAATCCTAGATACCTTGGATGCAGATAGCGTAGGATATACATTCTCATAGAATGAATCAACAATAGTTGGATGCACATGGGCAAACTCATCTAGATATAAATTATGAATCGTAAAACCAATACCTGACTTAGCAGTTGTTGATTGTCCAACTATACGACATCCATTATCTGATCTGACATTCATAACATCATACTTAATGATACCTGGTTTCATGTAAAACGGAAGGTTCTCCAATACTACTTTAGCTTTGTCAATAATCTCTTTAGTTGATTCTGATTTATTTGCTAATAATAAGGTTGTCTTGTCATAATTGAATGTCAAGTACCATGCATTAAATATCGAAGCCGTAACTGTTTTTCCCATTTGTCGAGCAGCTACAACGACATTAAATCTATTATGTTGAAAGTCTCTTAATAGATCCTTTTGATAATCTCGTAATATGACCTGTTGGATTCCCTCATCTGTCATAACAACAGCATATCTCTCTGCGAAGTAAACAATGTCATTTGCACATCTGGCTAATTCCTCAATTTCACCGTCAGTATATTCAAATACAATGTTTCCTTTTCTTAAGAATTGTTTACCCTCATAAAATGGCATACTAACTTGTGGCCTATATCCCTTATCAAGGGCTACTTCTAAGTTGTTTACTGCAACGGTAGACCATACTAATTTATGCGCATCTTTATCCGATTCTTCCTTAGGAATCCATGGATTATTTCCGAAATTCTCTTCTCCCATAATATTATTCTGTTATTTCAGCGTCTTCAATATCTTGATCAGTATCATTGATTCCCTGTCGTATCATTCTCATTAGATCTTTAGATCCTCTTTGAATATTTCCTTGAGTTGAATCTCCCCCAGCTTCTTCTATTTCCCTAGTATCATCTCTCTTCTTATAGATTTCGATATCTCTGGCAATTCTCTTGGCACTTTCCTCAGTTGCCATCAAATACATTGTCTGGGATTTAATAATGTCTAACATTGATTTCTGTAAGGTCGCTAGTACCTCGAACATTCTAGGTGCTACTTCGCCATCTTCAATTGCTTCTAGTAATGTAGTTAATGCCCTTTCCCCTGCTTGTAACTGATAGACCAATGAACTCATTGTCATCTCATCCATTCGTTTCTTTGCAGCTATATATTCATCCTTCTCTATAATGTCCTCATCAAGATAAAACTTCATAAGGGCGGAGATTGTTCTCTTTGCTTTCTTTGTTGAACTTTCCTTAAGTTCAGCAAATGATTTTTGTTTGTTTGGTCGTTTTGCCGGGAGTTCCGGGTCTGTCGTTATAACATCAGATATTTCCTTTGAATTGTCGTCACCTATCAATTCATCAAGCTCACGCCTTATGTCTTCTGATTGTTCTCTTATACTTCTCTTATTATCTGGCATATTTACTAGTTTATTAGATATTATATTTATCTAAATTTTATCTAGTGAACTTACCTCGCGTTAGTATATCTTTGAAAACCTAGTGAAGGAATAGCGTTATCTATTATTAAGGCATGTTGATTATCTCGTACAACATATTGATTTAGCACATTTGAATGTTGTTCATATTCTATAGGAGTATCGAATACTCTAATATTAGTCATGAACATGTCGTTTGCTCTTATTGTATAATTAGTTGATGATTCCCATGCAATATCTTGTGATACCAATCTATTCTCATTGAATTCTAGTGTCAAATTGTTAGAAGAGTCCTGTGGTAATACCTGAGATCCACCTACATTGGTTATCATGTTAGTACTTGGATCTAAGCTATAAAACGAAACGCCCAGTTGCATAAATTCATTATTCATATTAATTATATATGCATACCATTTGTTTTTATCGAATGTCATCCCATGTGTGAATGATTCAGTAACACCATTAAATATTACTTCGAAATCTGTATGACTTATAGTAAATCTAAATCCTCCGGAAATAAGAGCGTCGTTATCACCGAACAAATAATAAGTATCGGTTGACGATATATCAA